TAGTAAGCTCTCAGAGTTTACAGATACCGGGGTCTTGGCTAGACCTTATGTCGATATTGAAACTGAGCGGAAAGCTAGCAATATTGATTTCTCCGGGACCAGTACGCACAAAGCGTCTGGCGGGATTCTCAATCAAGAGAATTCTGTAGGAAAAACCAACTGTCATAGTGGCGGTGTTGAGTATCAGGAAGGACCTAAGGACCAAATAACCTTAGTGCAGTCTTCCGATAAAGTGAATTTGATAAATTATGATTCCATCATAAAGAATCAATCAGACTTAGTTCGTCTGAGGTACTCAAAGGGAGAAAGTATTATTTCAATCTTGGATGTCGAGGTTAACGACCCTACAATTCAAGAGGCTTTACTTGTTGCGAAGAATAAAGCAATGACTGGTCAAAAATGGATAACAGTCAGAAGCTACTTTCAAGATGGGAAACTAATAAATGAGTTTTGCAACATCTGGAAGATTATAATTGATTTATTTCGAACGATAATAATGTTTGGACATCAATCACGTAAAAAGAACTTAAGGACACGTATGATAGGTGTATGGCTTAATTGGTCGTACCTTACAAGCGTTCTTCCTCCTAATAAGGAGATCCACGGAGAAGTACTGGAAGTATCACGTTGGATGAAGGTTGTTAAATATAATTTAGCTGCTTTCGCTGCTTGGGCCAAGCACTCAGAAGTGCTCCCAAAGAGTCCCTATGCATTACCTTTAAATCATCCCCCAGAAAATCTAATAGATAGAGATTTTAAAGAATGGTTTAAACTTCAAAAGGAAGAAACCTATGAACAAAAGGTTTGGTACATGTCTCTAGTAGACACGCTATGTCGTGGTGTTAAGAAAGGAGCAGAAAGATCTCTTGAGTCTGATTGTTTAATCAACTCATTGGAGACATTTGATCTTTTTACAACCAGTAAGGATAAACCTGTATATCTGGAACTTACTGTCGAGATCATGGAGAATGAGGTTAGAAGATCTGTCAATGAAATAATTGGTGAGTCTCAGTTTGAGCCCAAATGGTCAAATTGTCCTAGCTTCTCTTCGTGTACTGAGAATGGATCACATAAAGGTGGTCATGTTAAAATAGTTAAAGAGTTCATCTCAAAATATCCTCGGGAGCCTATTTTTGAAAAGAAATATGGTATAGCTTATGAGCCTTTCCCTGAACATCATTATAATGATACTGATGATCCCAATCCACTCTGTAATAAACCTCTCAACACAGTTGATGATGGAAGTTATAGAGCTATTAAGAGAATTGGTGAGTTCAAGTCAATCGAGTATTTAGAAGGATCTTATAATCCTGAGAATCTTGGAACTGATATTGATATTGAAGAGTTATGTAAATTATGTTTAGAAACACCTTCTGAAATTAGACCGATAGGATTGAAAGAATCTCTAAAGGTAAGAGGGATAACAACACCCTGTGCACTTGAAACTTGGTTATTAAAACCTCTACAAAGTTTCTTAGCGAAGTGCCTACTGAAACACGCAGTATTTGCTGTGACCGGAACACCACTCAAAGCGGAACATTTAAATAAAGTTCTTGAGTTTGTAAGTAAGGATGAGCAACTAGTTTCAGGTGATTATGATAATGCTACCAACATGATGATAAATTCATACACGAGAGTTTGTGTGAAGTCAATTGTTGATAAACTCCAACTTAATAAAGATTATGGAGAAGTGGCAGTCAGATCATTATGTGATTGTTTAGTTACGTTTGAATATAAAGATAGAAAAGGCAAATTGGTGAAATTAACTTCTTATCAAAAAGAAGCCCAACCTATGGGTAAAATTTTATCATTTGTTGTTCTCTGTATAATAAATTTTGCCGTGTGCAGAAAAGCATTGGAGTTAGATACTGGTATAACTGTAAGTATCTCTCAATTCCGAGGTCTCATTAATGGTGACGACTGTTGTTTTCCAATATCTAATTTTGATCATTGGGTCGGTTGTTCAGCGATGGTAGGTCTTTTTAATTCAATTGGAAAGACTTTTACTTCACGCCACTTTATTGAGATGAATTCAAGAACATTTCTTGTAAGTCCTTTTGTAGTTAAGGGGGTTACTCATAATACATATTTTGAGGTACCATTTATTAACTTTGGCTTAATGAAGGGAATGATTCGTTCATCGGGAGGAGAAAAGGAAAGTGATTCAGAAAAGAGAAGTTTGTTAGAAGCTGCTACAAGAATGGGAAGGTGTCATAAGGAGTTGATAAAGGATTTTGAGCCTTTCTTCTTTGAACTTGACTATTTATTTAAGCAGTATCACAATAAGTATCTTCTGAGCGAGTACTTACTTCACATTCCATATTATGTACCTTGTTGGTTAGGTGGTTTAGGGTTCAGTGTCGGCAATCAGCCTGAGAAACTCATAAAACCTTATCAGTTAAAAATCTGTAAATGGATTTATCAGAACTATAACAAGAAGAAGATTCAACCAAAGAGTGTGAGTCTTGAAAAGACATGTCTCATAGATGCTCTCATAGAAAAGGAGCGAGATAAGGTCTTTAAGAAGAATGGAATGGAGTCATCTATGGATAATTACCAGTACCTTGAAACGGAAGATACATTAGAATGTGTTGATATCCAGAGGGAAAATGATAGTTTGTATGGTGACATGGTGGAATATGTATGGAGATCTCAAGATCTTAATCAATTCTTTGTCGAGGTTACTGACGATATTATACTTATTAGCAATAAAATGTGCTATAAGAAGCTGCTTCATAATCAAAATGTTTGGAAGCAGGGGTATAAATACGTATCAGAAAACCATGAGTTACTTCAGAAAGAAGAAATACCTTGGTACAAACTTTGGCATCAAAAGCAAATAAAAGTAAAGCCG